GTGCCTCATTCTGGGGTGATTGATTCGGTTGACCACATCAAAGTTGATGCCAAGCTCCCGGGCGATTCCTTTGTGCGTGCCCTCCATGCTCCTGATTTTCTCGATCAACTCAAGAGGATGCGGCGATCGCTCGCGTGCGGCCAGCGCCAGCTTGTAATTGCGGGCTGGGTTCTTGTGATACTGCGTGCGCTTGGCTGCATCCGCCGTCAGCATCTTGCGGGTCTTCATGGCGACATGGCCTGGCTCGACGCAAAGAGGATTGCCGCATGAGGTGCTGGCCAGCAAGCCATCGGTTTTCAGATTTAGCACGTTGGCAGCAATCCACCGGCGAACAGGCATCAACTTTTTGTTGATGTTGATGTACGGCACGCCAGCAACTTTGCTGCTTGCTTTTGCGCCATCCCAGATCAGGCAGTCGCCGTCTTCGTGGCTTTTTGATTGGATGAACTCCATGGTGATTGGCTCACCTGTTTTTCGTTTGACTTTCATTGGTTTATTGATTGTTGTTGGTGGGAATTTTATTGTATATCAATTTTCAGGGATTGGCACATCATCAGGCCACAATCCTAGCTTTGTCAGCTTTTCCACGGTCTTTTTGTGTGCGGCCTCCCACATTTCCTGGCGCTCTGACTTGGTCATGGCCGCGCCTTGGTCAAGCGCGTGATGGCATCGAAAACAGAGCGAGGCGATCAGGTTGTCATCAGCCTTGATGCCGCGCCCCTTGCCTCCGCCGCTGTTGGTATGAGCCGCGCAAATTGTCCCGTCATCAGCGCCGCAATGCTGGCAGGGAATCTCGCGGGCGTTGCGCAGAAGTGTCTTGCTGCGGACGTAATCGTGCTTTGGGAATCTCATGCCATTGACAAAATTTGTTCAATCACCGCATCAAGCTGGGCGCGGTCTTCGTATGTCGTGAGCACTCGCTGAAGCAGGACGTTTACCACGGCAGAGTAAAGCGCCTCAAACTCGTGTTCTTCCATGCTGCCAAAGGCGATTGATTTGGCCTTGAGTGACATTGCGCCATCAAGCGTGAACGTCTGCTCGTAAAAGCCGGCCAGGATCGTCACATCGCTGCGGAATTGGTCGAAGTCCTTGGCGATCTCCATGCCTTTGAATTTGGTGGCCGGTTGCCACGCCTCAAAGCCAAGATTCAGCAGGGCAAAGAACTTGCGATGGAATTTAAGGTTTCTCGGAAACGATGCCTCCATGTTGACGATCTGGCCTGGCTCGGACTTGATAAGCCGTGACCACAGCTTTTTCCATGCGGCGGTGTCTTCTTCGGTGCGGCCTTCAAAGCATTTGAAAAGAAGGGCGCGAGCGCCCTCCAGTTCTGCTGGGATGGCTTGGCCGGTGCGTTGGATGGTAAATTTAGCCATTTAATTTAGATTGCAGTTCGTAACCCATCAGGGGCCAAAGCTCTTGCTTGGCGTTGTCAATTGCAATGCTTTCGCCAATGGCTCGGTCATCATTTTGCGGAGAAACAGAAGCAGATGGCCGACCAGTCACAGCGTAACCATTGAGTGTTGTTAGCACGGCCCAACGCAGCACCTTTCCCGACTTCGTAGTGTGCTTGACAATTTCAACATTAACGATGTTTGCATTAAGGTCAGCAGGCGTTATGCGCGGTGCGGTCTTATTCTTAGCAATGATTTCTTGCTCAATGGTTTGATCGTTCATGCTTTTCTCCTTGGTTAAAAATGGTGGGCCTACTCGCTGCGTCTGGTTGCCTTCACATTACGGTCTTTCGACTCACCAGCATCCGCTTTCAGCCAGAAATCGTCAAAATGGCACGTCGCTGTCGTCCATATCATCAAAGCCGCTTGATGCCGGTGTAGGCGCCGGCCGTGCCGCTGGTCGCTCTTGGCGTTGTGCGGGCTGACCTTGGTCACGCTGACCGGCGATCAATTCAATCTCCAGCACGGTCGCGGCCAGCTTATGGCCTTGGCCGTTTTTGCCTTCATAAATTTGAATGTGCGGGTCGCTCAGGACGGCGTAAATCTGCGAGCCTTTGAGCAAGTAAGGCGCAAGCGATTCTGCACGCTTGCCCCAGATGGATGCGTCAATCCATTGCGATGGGCGCTTGCCATCGTCGCCTTTTTTGCCATAGTTGTAGGCCAGCGAAAGTTGAGCGACAGCATCGCCGCGCGGCGTGAATCGCACCTCGGCGTCTTTGCCGATTCTGAAAACTCCAGTGATTTGAGCCATGATCTTCCTTTCAGTATGAACTCAGCGCGTCGTGCGCAGTTTGAATTGACTTGGCGGCTTTCGCCAGGTCTTGCTTGACCTCGCCTGCAATGGCTTTGGCCTTGATGCTCTTTTGTTGAATAGCCCCCAGCTTGGATGCCTTTTCAACCCCGTCATCGGTGTCTGCATCAATATGGATGCCGCAAATGTAGCGGGCCACCACCAAGATGCGCACGGGCTTTGGAATGGCCGTGTCGCTCTCGTATCCTGACGCTGCGGACTGCTTAACGCCGATCGGCCCCCAGAATTCAGACTGACCAAGACCCAGCGTCTTGCGCAGCATCTTGACAGACTCGTTTGTGATTTCTTGCTCTTTCATATCATCCTCGGTTGTTCGATGGCGCATTGTAGCGTGATTTTTTGTTATCCCGCGAAAATTATTTTCAGACAATCGCGCGGAATTACATTACAATAATTTCCGTGGCACAGTCGCCATGTAAACTGAAAGTGAGACATGACAAAAAACGTCTATCAACTCATCGCAGAAGTCGCCAGCGACATATCCGCGCACGGCATCGCCAAGAACCGGCGCAATCAACAAGGCTCAGGATTTAACTTCCGAGGCATTGATGATGTGCAAAACGCATTGGCCCCATTGCTGGCCCGCCATAAGTTGGTGATCCTGCCTCGCGTTATCAGCCGGTCATGCGAGGAGCGGCTATCCAAGTCTGGCGGCAATCTGTTTTACACCACGGTTGAAGTTGAATATGACTTTGTGAGCGCGGAGGACGGCTCAAAGCACACTGTCAAGATGTATGGCGAGGCCATGGACAGCGGCGACAAGTCAACCAACAAGGCCATGAGCGCTGCCTACAAATACACGGCGATCCAAGCGTTCTGTATTCCAGTCGAAGGAGATCCGGATCATGAGTCGCATCAAGTTGAGGCCAAAAAGCCAACGCTGACAAATGCTCGCTTTGCCAAGGCTGTTGAGTCGATCAAGTCAGGGCAATACACCACTGAAAAGCTGCGCCATGACTTCGCTTTGACCGATGAACAGGAATCCGTTTTGTTGGAGGCGCTCGCAAATGCTTGACCATAAATTGATCTTTCGCGCATCGTCGCTGGCCGACATCATGACCGAGCCAAAATCCAAAAGCGAAACGCTATCGGTCGGGGCCAAGACCGCCATCACCAAAATGGCAAAGGAGGCCGTTTACGGGTACGACGAGCGCATCACCAGTAAGCCAATGACCAAGGGCATCCAGTGCTAAGATCAGTCCATTGAGTTGCTGAATTCTGTTTTGTTTGCCAGCCACACAAAAAACACTGAGCGCAAGACAAACGAATGGATCACGGGCGAGTGCGACATCTTCACCGGCTCAAAAATCATCGACATCAAGTCGTCGTGGTCGCTTGCCACGTTCCCAGCGCTTGCCGAGGATGGCGAAAACAAAACCTACACTTGGCAGCTTGCCGCTTATATGTGGCTTTGGGATGTTGACAGTGCGGCCATTGCTTACTGCCTGGTGTCAACGCCAGAGGAATTGATCGGGTACGAAGACCGCCAGTTGCACATCGTTGACCACATCGCGCCAGAGTTGCGCGTTACCCTGCTTCACCAAGATCGAGACAAGGCAATGGAGGTCAAGATCATCGAAAAGGTCGAGGCTGGCCGCGAATACTATCGCCAGGTCATTGAGCGCATCGCCAACGAACACACTTTCTGAAATTAAAGCCATGAAACATCAAATAAAACACCGCTACACGGACGCCGTTCTTTTTGAATGCGAATTGCCAGATGGCACGCCGTCAGGACTTGCCACTCGACATGCATTAGAAAGGGCAGTGAGCGACGGGGCCAACCTCGCCGGGGCCGACCTCTACGGGGCCAACCTCGACGGGGCCAACCTCTACGTGGCCAACCTCGCCGGGGCCGACCTCGCCAGGGCCGACCTCTACGGGGGGATGGTAAAAATAAATCTTGAACCGATGTTTTTGATCGGGTAAGATATCAACTTGATGGCTTAGATGTTGCACGGACTAGGTGCAGATACATCTAAGCCTTCATTGGCTGACCCAT